GCTGGGCGGCGGCTTTTGCGGCCTCCGCTGCCGCAGCGGCGCGGTCTGCGTCGCCCTGCACGGCCTCCTTGAAGGTGCCGAATTTCATGTTATAGGTTTCGCCTTCGGACGAGACAAGCAGGAGATCGTCGTCCTGTGCTTCCTCAAGCGTCGCAAAATCAGCGATTCTTTTGTCAGCCATGTTCTTCCTCCTTATGGTTAAGTTCCGGTGCCGCCGCTGTCAAGCGCGTTCAGCCGGTTATAGATGTCGACCAAAGCGGCCTCAATATTGGACACCTTTGTCTGAAGCGTCGAGATCGCGGTATCGTGCGCCGCAATGGTGCCTTCGGCGGTGGTCAGGCGCGTTTGCAGGTCGGTAACGGTGCCCTGCACCTCCGAAAGTGCTGTCGTATTCCCGCCCACGGTGGATTGTAGCGCGTCGATGTCGCCCTCGGCGTTCTGCACACGTTCTGCAAGCTGCGAGATGTCCGACGCGTGGTTGGAAATCGCTGTGTTCAGCGCGGAGATGGATTGCGTATGCCCCGAAACGGTGGTTTCCAGCGCGGAGACGCGCTGTGCAAGAGCACCGGGGGAAGAATCCTCAATGCTCTTGATGCGCTTAGATAGGCCGTCCTCAGCGCCTTTGGCACGGGTTTCCTCGTTGCCTATGCGTTCACTGAGAGCAACTTCCACGCCCTGCGCGCGCTCAATCTCAGCCGCCAGCGCGGTATCATCGACCTTGCCCGCCAGCTCCTTTGCGGCGTTCTGGATCGCACCGTTCAGTTCCTCCGTGGTCTGCTTCAGGTGCTGCACCTCAGACAGATACGGGTATTCCTCACTGAGTTCTTCACTGTTCGGGGCCTCGATGTCCGCCCGAAAATTGTGGTCAAGGGTGAGCTTGACGTTGAACATGACGCTGTGGACAAGCTCACCGATTTTTACTTGGTCGCCCAGCTCCGTAGCCGGGTCGTACAGCGATTTTGTCGCCGTAAAGGGTAAATACACCAGCCCATTAAAAGCCGCGTACAGGTCGTTGCAAATGCCCTGTGTGGCGTATGGGTTACTGTCGATGGTGAGCATCGTTCCGTTGTCGTTTCCCGCCGTGTAGCTCTCCCCGCTGTCACTGTTGAGTGTCACGCCGGTCACAGTGATCTGTGTGCCGGTCGTGATCTCGCCGCAGACGACGGGGATGTTGATAACGCCCGCCTGCAAGGAAACCTTTTTCGCCATATTGGCGTCGGTGTCCCACACAAGGTAGTAGCCCTCCGGTGTGACAATTTTGTTTCCCTTCTCGTCGGTGATGAAGTAGGACCGCTGCACGTTGTCGCTGCTGCCGGGCAGCACACCGGACGGGACAGGGAGCACGGCGTTAAAGACGGTCTGCTCCTTGTAGGCCAGACGCACCGGCTGATTGCCTGCGCCGTTGGCAAGCGTGATCTTGTTGTAGTCCTCGTCGATGACGTGGAATGTCTCGTCGGGGGCAGTCGTGAGCGGGACCAGCCGCAGAAGGTTTTCTTCCGTGATGATCCAGTTCCCGCCGTGGCAGGCCCCGATATACCCCAGCACCTGCGACATGGTTTTTCCGCTGGGGTACGGTACAACGTAATCAGCGCCGGTCTTGATCCGCGTTCGCAGGTCAATCCCGACGCCGATTCGGTATGCGATCTCCTCCACGACAGACTTCATGCTTTTCGGCCAGTTGGCGGCGGTGTCGCTGCCATCCAGATAGTTCTGGTTGGTCTTGAGCATGGCGTCGTAGCAGTCGATGGTCACAAGCCCCGCAAAGCTGGTGTCACGCTGGTCAATGTAGAATGTGCCGAACTCCTTCCACTCGGTGGCAGTTTTGTCATTCGTCAGACGGCCCATGATGACGACGGGGCTTTTTGCGGTGATGGTGTCGTCCGTTAGGATCGACAGATTCAGTGTAGCCGATATGCAGTTGCCCACGGACAGCGGGGACGGCATAAGAGAACGGTCGATGCGCGGCGCGGAAATAACAGTGTAATCCTTGTTATTGATCCGCGCCTTTGCATCAAACAGAAACCGCCCGCGCGCCGCGAGCTTCGTCCAGCGCTCAGTACAAATACGCATAGGCTCACCTCTCCGTCATGTTGAAGGTACAGCCTTCGTAGTAGGTACGGTTGTCGCCCTTGTCGTAGCGCTGCGTACCGTAGGTGAGCGTGGACGTGTAATAGGTCTTTGTCATAATGCGGTTGGTTTTGGGGTCGAGGAAGGTAATGTCGGTGTATTCGCCGTCAACGTCTGCCGCGAGTGACCGCATAATCAACTCAGGCATACGGTTGAACTTGACCGTCCACTTATCCTTCTGCGCGATCCTTGCGCGGTACATTAGCCCGTCAAGGAGGTTGCGCCCGCTGCCGTCCGCGTCGATGTCATTTCTAACCGGGGCAAGGCCGTCTTCGGCCAGCCACGCGGTATAGTCGTGATTTCCGATTTTCAGGATTGGTTTTATGGTGCGCACCTCCTTATTCGAGCGGGGATTTTCCGGTCGCCCGCGTTCTGCGGTTGATCTCTCGGATCGTGCTTTCCGCGATTGCGGTCTTGTCGAAGTTGACCGTCGTACCGCTGTAGTTCTGGATGGCCGTCACAATGGCTGCGGTCGCATTGGTCACGACCTGCGTAACAACGCTTGCGAGCGCGTCATTGGACGTTTCAATGGTCGTGCCGATGTCAGCACCGCCGCCGCTTGCTGAGGCTGCTGCGGCCTTGTAGGGCACGACACCGCCAGCCACAGCGGGAACGGCGAACGTGATGTTATCCGCAATGGCCTGAAGCCGGTCAAGCAGGCTTGTGAAGCTGCCGCTGATCCTGTCCGAGAACGAGGACAGCGCACCGTCCACCTCAGACGCGGGGACGATGTTTCCGACCTTATAATCACCGGCGTTGAATTCATCCGCGATTGCGTCAGCGACGCCGGACACGGATTTCAGGATGGACGGCTGCGAAGCCTCCACACCTTCACCGACGCCGTAGCCGATATTCAGGCCGATTTCGTCACGGAACAGCCGCGACGGGGAGTGAATACCCAGCGCGGATTTTGCAGCGCTGAGAAGGCTGCTTGCGAGGCTGGAAACCTTGTTCTTCAGCCAGCTCCAACCGGAGCTGATACCGTTGGCAATACCGTTACAGATATTGCTGCCGACGCCGGACCAGCCCTGATTCTGAATCGCATTTTTGATGCCGCTCCATGTGCTGGACGCGGTAGATTTGATGCCATTCCATGTGCTGGACAGCGAGGACTTGATATTGCTCCATGTGGACGATGCAGTGGATTTCATGCTGTTCCATGCGCTGGAAGCCGTAGTCTTCATGCTGTTCCAAGTGGACGACGCAGTAGACTTGATGTTGCTCCAAGTGCTGGACAGTGTAGCTTTTACGCCGTTCCAAACGGTGGAGGTGTTTGCCTTGATGTTGTTCCAGCCGTTGCTGACAGTGGTTTTCAGGTTTGTCCAAGTGGACGATGCTGTGGTCTTGATGCTCGTCCAAGCCGAAGACAGCCCGCTCTTGATACCGTTCCACGCGCTTGTGGTGCCGGATTTGATGGCGCTCCAAGCATTCGAGATACCGGTTTTGACGGTATTGCAGGCAGACGACACACCGGATTTGATGCCGTTCCATGCACTGCTGATAACGCCCTTGATTCCGGCCCATGCCGTGGTAGCGGTGGACTTGATACTGCTCCATGCGTTACTGAAGAAGGTCTTCAGCTTTTCGATTACGCCGGAGAAGAAGTCCGTGATCTTGTGCCAAGCATTAGAAATGCCCTGCTTTAGTCCATCAATAAGGAATGTACCGATTTCTGCGAATACGGTAGACGGAGAGTGGATGCCAAACAGGTTCTTTACCCAGTTCACAACGGGGTCTACGACGTGCGCTTTCAGCCACGAACCGGCGTCGCGCATTGCGTCTCCGATTCCACGGAAGAAACCAGCGATAGAATCGAGGCCGATTGCCTCAAACAAACTTGCAAGCAGGTCGGATATTCCGCCAATGGCACCCACAATAATGCTGGGGATCTGAACGATAATACTGACAAGAGCGGTTGCAAGGGATTCCAGCAGGCCAAGCCAGTCAATGTTTTCGATTACCGCGCCCAGTGCCTCACCCAGACTGCCGATCAGGTTTTGCACCATTTCGCCCCAGTCATGATCTGAGAACAGAGACGTAATGAGATCGAGAACGCCGGTTATGGCGCCACTGACAAACTTGCCAAGCAATTCACCGAAGCCGTCCCAGTCAATGTCGGTGGTAAGACTTTCGAGACAAGCCCAGATTTCGTCTGCAAGGCCGGTCCAATCGACCTGATCCACAAAGCCGACAAGCAGATTGAGCGCTCCGATAAGCAGGCCACCAAGCAATCTTGTCAGGTCAGAGAAAATCCCGCTCCAATCAATTCCGTTGAGAAAATCAGCGATTTTTCTTCCGAGCATTGCCCAGTCGAAGTTCTCGACAGCAGCCACCATACTTTGGAGCGCCGTTCTGATTTGCGTACTGAGCGCTTCGGCAAGTGCCGAAAAATCAATGTCCGAAATGAAATTGCTGATGTTTTTTGCGAGACTTCCCGCAATACCGATCCAGTCGGCGGCGTTCACGGTCCCGTACATGAAATCCGTGATGGCCTTGCTCACTGCTGCGCCGTCAAGCGTACCGAAAAAGCCATCAAGCGATTTCAGGATGATTGCCCATTTCCCGGTCAGGATCACACCGAGATTTCCCCAGTCCACGCCAGTGATGATGTGGTTTAGGAGTTCTGCAAAGCGCGACGCAAGGTTTTTCCAATCGAAGTTCTGGATGAACGTCGCAAGGAACGTCAATGCGCCGTTCAAATAGTACCCGATCTTATCGCCGATGCCCGCCCAGTCTACGGTATCGACCATTTCATTGAGCTTTGTTGCCAGCGTGTTTGCAGCTGCGGCCCAGTCACCGGCCTTGATCTGCTCGACCATAAGTTTTGCCCAGTCGGGCAGCGTTACGTCGGGCAGACTTCCGAGATCACCGGCACCGCCACCACCCCCGCCGCCGTCAGAGCTGTTGTCGCTGAGAATGTTCAGTTCATCGAACGCGGCCAGCTGCCGTTTGAGCTTATCGGTAGCTTTGGATGCCGCCCCGCCTGCGCTGCTGATTTCTTTGGACGCAGTTTTTCCATAGATGCCAAAGAGCTTGAGAAACGCGGTCACATAGGCGACAGCTTGTGCGACAAGGTTGATAATGCGTGTAATGATCGGCCCCAGCAGGTTTCCGATGCCTGACCAACAGGCGGACAGCGTATTGGAGAGCTGCTGATTTTCGGCCATATAGGCGCTGACCGCTTTCCGCAGCAGCGCCCAAACGCCGCGCGCGCCAAGCAAACTGAGTGCAAATTTCTTCGCGCCGGAAATCAGCCCGCCAAACTGGCCGTTCATTTTCTTGCTGTGGAACAGCATTTTTGCCATGCCGGATGCGGCTGCTTTGATACCAGACACAAGGGACCCGGCAATGGTTTTTGCGGCATTTTTTGCTGCACTGGCGAAGCGCTGCATGAGACTTTCGGACTTCTGTGTTTTTGCTTGCATTTCCGACAGCCTGCTCGATGCTTCGGCAAGCGACGCCTGCATTTGATCGTATTGCGCCGTGTCAGCGCCCAGCCGGAACGCTGAACCGTCTGCTTCCATCCTCCGAACAGCCTCTGCGTATGTATCACACTTTTGGATCGCACGGTCGATGTCAACCTGAAGGTTTTTCCACTGTTGCGAATTATGCGAAACGCCGTGCGCGTCAAGAGTTTTCATTCTTTCGCGCAGCGCGTCGGCCTTATAGTCGGCCTTTTCCAGCAGGGCGATCATATCCTGATATTGCTGTGTCGGGAACTGTGTCCGACCTACGGTGTCCAGCTGCTCTTGAAGCTCCGCAATCTTGCTTTCCAGCGTGCTTGCCTTGCCCTCAAAGGAGGTCATAGCGCTCTCGCTGCCGGACATGGCTTTCTGGAAGGTCGGTTCCAGCTTCTGCACGCTGCTGTTCACGGCGTCGATCTCACGCTGCAAACCGGATGCCTTTTCCGTCACACCACCGATGTTCACCTGCGGTGTAGCTGTTTCCGGCGCAGGCGTGCCGCTGCCGTTGGTATTCTGTAATTCTTCGAGGGAGGTTTGCAGCTCCTGTACTTTTGCCTCAAGCGCTGCAACCTTATCCTCTGCGCCACCTGTATTGATTTCAGGTGTCAGCGGCTTGCTGAAAAGTTCTTTCAGCGTTTGTCCCAGATTCTTGACCTCTGTGGACAGTGCCTTGATAGCCGCAAGCAATTCAGCGCTTCCGGCCTTAAATCCGTCCGAATTTATCTCGGTATCAATGATGATAGAGCCGTCAGCCTGATCTGCCATTTAACCACCTTCTTTCTTAGCCGAGTAGCGCGTCGATCCTATCCTTTTCTGCCTGTTCTTCCTCCGATAGTTTCGTGCGTAGGGCGCAAATAGCACGGTTGGAATTCCAGTATTCGCGCTCCCACTTTTCCAGCTTTTTGCCCTTTGCGCGCTTCAGACGCAGGTTGAGCACCTGCGCGAAAACGCCGTCCGAAATCTCCATGTAGTAGCCCATAAAGGTCCACCAGTGGACGTACCGGGCGGAACGGACCTCAAAACCGGCAACCTTATTGACCGCTGGAAACATGATGCTCTCGTCCTGTTCCCAGTCCATGACGCGCGGAGGAGGCTTTCCGCCCGTGTCCTCCGGCTTGTCATTGTGGTCAATAAAAGCGAGAGCGGCCTTGAAGGCCGCCTCATAGTCGTCTTTTGGAATTGCGTCGAAGTCCTTGAACAAAATGAACAGGCAGATATAAGCCTTTTCTTTGTCTTCGAGGTCGGGATCACCGAACGCGATCACGATTTTCAAAACGTCCCGAAAATCGCTGCGAATACGGTAGAACTTACCGTTTACCTCAAGACTTCGCGGCAGTGTTCCGATCATTTTTTACCGCCCTTGTGCTTGCCAGTACGGTAGCCGTGGGTGTACCGCTCAACACGGGAGTTGACTTTCTTCACCTCGCGGTCGAACTGGCGGGAGATATAAGCACCGACCGCAGACAGCGCGTTTTCGCAGTAGAAATGACCGTTGATGGGGGAAAACGGGTGCATCTTGCCGAAGAACGCCTCCGACATATTGCCGCCAAAGAGCCTGTCACAGGCGGCGTACAGGCGCTTTTCGGCCTCACGCAATGCTGCGAACTCGGCTTCGTTCTGTTCGTCCACAGTGCCGTCCGGCTTGATGTTGACGCTTTCCAGCGGCTCGACGATCTTGTCGAACTCTGCGGCAACACTGTTGAAGCGATCCACAATGCCGATGTCGGTCGGTCGGAAGGAGAATTCCCCGATCTGTTCCCCGTGCTTGTTTCGGATAGGCACCTTTACGCTGCCATCGTCGATGATGATTTCATTGAAATTCTGCTGTACCAGTTTGTCAGCCATTTTAATTGCCTCCTGAATTCAAAATGTTGCCGCCCTGCGCCTAATACACAGGGCGGCGGGGTGGATGATTAGCCCGCAGCGTTGGTGTCTGCGGTGAAGGTCTTCGTGGTGAGGTCGAAGGTGCCCTTGACGCGGTTGCCCGCGTTGTACACGGTAAAGGGAATCTGCACGCCGGAGGTGTCACCGCCGACAGATTCGGGAACGACCCACACGTCTTCGCGGTAGGCCCATGCCACGGTGCCGTCGCTGTTAAGCAGCACGTCAACCTTCGTGGTCATGCAGTCGTCGCCGGTCAGGCGCTCATTGGCGATCTTTGCGAGACGTTCAAACAGCGGGTCGCCGCTGTAGGCATAGAAGGGGTCAACCTCAGACTGCACCTCGTAGCCATTGTGGACGACGTTCTGTTCGCCCAGAATGTTTTTGTTGACCTCAACGTCGGGGTTCAGCTCCTCGTTATACTCCTCAAGGTCCTTGCCGAGACGGGTATAATTCGGGGTGTAGGTTTCCTCGCCCTGCGTCTTGACGCCGAACTTGGCGTCGAGGAAATGGGCAAGATACTTGCGTTCGATTTTCGGCATAATTTCAGCTCCTCAAATATCAAATTCGTTGTTGTAGTCCAGCCGCAGGGCAATGAGCCAATCTTCAACGCCGTCCTGATAGGCGGAGTTGAGGTAGGCAGGGCTTGTGCGGCTGATTTTCTTGATGACGCGGTTGCCAGCCAGCAGCGCGGGGTATGCGCTGAGCTGGTGGCTCTTGCCGTTCAGCGTGACCGGCTGCCGCTCAAGCCACTTGCCCAGCGCATCAAGGAATTCTTTGATGCGGATGCGCTGAGTTTCGGATTTCGGAGCGGCGCGGTAGACCACATTGAACGGGTATTGGCAGACCTGCGTGACGTGACCGGTGACGTCCTCTGTGCTGTTCTGCAAAGCCGCACCGGAAATCGGAAAGAATCCGATCCCCGAAGCGTCCGAGAGCGTGGAGAACAGGATGGATTTTTTGCCGGTGGTCAGACCGGGGAACTTGTTCAGCAGGTCAAGAAGAATTTTGCTGACGGCCTCAGAGCCGTCAATGTCGATGACCGTTTTCGACGGCATGGTTATTTACCTCCGATTTTCTCCTTCACGCCGTCGATCCAGAATTGCTTGTTCTGCCGTTTGGCGTGTTCAAACCATTGCGGAACGGCCTGCGGGTTGGAGTATTTCAGCGGCCTGTCGGTGGCAACGAGCTTTGCGCCCTTGCGGAAACGCAGGATGTATTCACCGGGGCCTGTAGGGATTTTGCGGGGGCCTTTGCCGGTTACGGAATCCACCATAACTTTACCGCCGTACTGGTAGCGCGCATACGGCCCGGGGAAGACGACCTTTTTCCCGTCGTCCTCCGTGTGGGAACGCTGCTGCAAGCTGCCGGTCAACAGCGGCATACAGGCTTTGCAGTCCTCAAGCACGCGGTCGCCCAGCCACTGCTGCGCCTCGCGCATACGCTGATCCAGCGCGCGCAGGTCAACAGTGACGTGTACGCCGCCGTCAGAGTAGGAGATTTTCGGAAAATCGGACATTACCGCCCTCCAATCTCGAAGTGAGGGAGAAGGCCGTAAAAGCCCGCAGAGCTTATCAGGTAGATACCGTCGCGCTCTGCGTTCAGGGCGTGATACAGCCCCTCGTCGTAGTCGTCGTCGGTCAGCGGCTCGGTGTCAGGCCATGCACCGGCAAAAATGAAATCGCACTCCGGGGCAAAGGTGATGTGCTGCGCTGGATTGTCGCAGCGGGCATACTCCTTCGGTCCCGTGTAGCTTTTCATCCCCGCGCCTGTGGGAACGCGCTTGTCCGCCGTGCAATGGATGATGATGTCCACGGCGTCAGCGTTGTTGCCTCCCGCAGTTGTCGCGCTGTTGGCTTTTGTGGTCAGCAGGTCAGCGCCGGAAATGACGGACGGAAACCAGCGCCCGGTTGCGGCGTGGTAATTAAAGACCGTTATTGTGTCGCGGTACACGCCCAACACCCCCCGCATACAGCAGATTGACGCCGTTTGCATCCGGGATATTTGCCAGATACTGCGCGGCAATGCTGCCGATCAAAATTGTTTGTGCCTCTGCGCTTGTCGCGGCGGCAGCATAAACGGAGCTGTTCGCGCTGCCCGCCGAATAGGAAATGGATTCCCGTCCGGACGAGATAGACGCGACAGCCCCGTGATAGCTTCCGTCCTCCGCTTTCTGCGCGGAAGATGCCCTCCGCTGGACGTCGATCCAGTAGAGGGCTTCGGCAATGGCACAAACAGCCTTCTTGACCTTGGCGGCGTGGGCTTCCACGGTCGGGAACGCGAACGTGAGCCGTCCGAAGGTGATCGCGTCCAACTCGTCGCTGGCGCGTTCAAGCCACTTCGGGGCGGTTTCCTCGGTCAGCGTGTCACCGAAGTAGCTGGAGCCGTAAAACGTAAAGTCTGCGTATGCCATATCAACGCCTCCTTAGTCTTCCTGCACCTCGGTGGGGGCGTCCGTTTCGGCCTCGGCAGGCTTCTTCCGGCGCTTGCCCTCCGCCTTTGCGGGCGCGGGTGCGACAGCAGGGGCGATTTCTACGGCTTCGTAGATGGCCGACCTATGCATCAGCTCAATGCTGGTTTCGTCGGTGGCGGCTACGACGTTGCCCGATTTCAGGTTGCGAAACAGCATAGCGTCCTCCTTACATCAGGCCATGGTGTAGTAGGTGGTGCCGGACGCAAACTCCGTGATGGAGACGGCAGTGTACACGCCGTTGGCCTCGGTGTAATACTGAGTACCGGCAGCGTAAGCGGTCGCCTTGGTGAACACGCCGGGCTTGAAGATCAGGTCAGGCATGACAACGGTGGTGCCGTAGTGGTAGAACAGCTCGACGCCGTAGGCATTGGAGAGAGGAATCTTCTCAGCGGTGTACTGATCGGCCATGATGGGCTGAGCGACAGCGCCCTCGACCATGAGCAGGTAGTTGCAGCCAGCGGGAAGGTGGACGCAGCTGTACGCGCGGACGCCGTGCCACACAAGGAACTCCTCGGCGGCAGTGTTCACATTCGCGTTGTTGGTCTGCTTGTCGAGGTCGTTACGGATCATGCCGTAATACTTCGGGGACAGAACGAGGTGCATCATAGAGCGAGGCACGCCGTCCACGAAGTCATTCTGGGTGGTTTCGCACTCCTGAATGATGGCTTCCAGCTCGTCAGAGATGGTCTTGTAGGCGGACAGGTTCAGCACAGTGGCCTTACCGGCAGCAGCGGCGAAGAACGCATTGTCCAGTTCGGCAGCCATGCGCAGGATGTGGTTTGCGGAACGACGGTCCAGAACGCCGTCAACGCCGTACAGGCGGACGTCCTTCTGTTCCAGTTCCTCGACGATCTCGCGGTCGGTGTCGATGGCAACGGTGACGGGCTTTGCCTTCACGGCGTCGCCCTTGCCTGCGGTACGCGCGGTGCCATAGTTCTTGGGGGTGGCGTTGACGAAGCGCTTGGCTTCGACGGTGCCAGAAACAGGATCGCCGGACAGGTCCATGTTCTTCATGGAGCCGGAGATCAGCGCCTTCTGGACGCCCTCAATGGTTTTGCCGTACAGCTCGGCAAGATATTCCTTGCCGTCGCTTTCCAGCAGGATGTTCAGTGCGTTAATACGAGGCATAATTCATACTCCTTTGTTTATCAGAAAATTTTGGGCGGGGTGTACTTCTCAGAGCCGGTGCCGGGGTCGCCCGTGGGTCCCGTAAAAGCAGGCGCTTTTTCCTTCTGCTTTGCCGCCTTTTCTGCGGCTTCCTTTTCCTCGGCAGTCTGATACAGACCGGCGTCCTTCTGCTTGGCGGCTTTCATAAAGTCGTCAAAGCCGAAAAATGCGCCGTCCTTCCACGTCAGACCGGCGTCCGGAGACATACACTCGGACACAAGGGCCGTGCGGGCAAAGGGAGAAGTGACGCCGTACTCGTCCAGCTTCTTGGTGATCCAGTCCTTCTGATCGCGCTGCGTGATCTCGCGGGTGAATTTCTTCTCCGCGTCCTCCGCCTGCGTCTTGTAGGTCTGGATTTCCTGCTGAATCTGCTGCGGGTCGATACCCTCAAACTTCTTCAGCGTGGTTTCGGCAGTATCGAGACGGGTTTTCAGGCCGTCGCGCTCTGCCGTGAGGTCTGCAATGGTCTTGTCCTTGGCAGCCTTCGCGGCCTCAACGTCTTTTCCGTTGAGCGCGAACACCTGCTTGACCTGATCTTCATTCAGCCCCAGTGCGGTCAGTTCTTCGGTTTTCATATAACCTCCTGTATAACGGCAATAGCAGATATTTAAGACGTTGCAGCGTCTGGCCGTTTTCGGCATTGTTAGGACCGCCGATAGTCCAATTTTGTACCCCTGCCGGAGTTGCACCGGCGATACTGGAAGGGGCATAGAAAAGCAGAGCCTCACAGCGCCGGAATGGTGCTGTAAAACTCTGCTTTGCGATTATTCACTTGCTGCGGGCGGCGGCAATGGATTTCCGCGCGTCCTCCCGCGTCCATTTTGCAATCTGGATGCGGTCAGAGAGGCGCTTCAAGCCGTTGTCCTCGCAGAACTGGTTGTAGTCCAAATTCTGCTTTTCCAACAGCTTTGCCGTCCGTGTGTACTGCGCTTCAAGTGTAGCTTTCACACCCGCGTCCTCCGCTGCCTCAATGGCCGTGCGAAGGCCGACCAGCTTTGTTTTCGTGCGCCGGATGCGCGATTCCTTCCCGCGCTGCTTCTGGCTGAGGTCAAAAGATCTCTTGTTCTCCTCAGCGTCGAACTGCGCGTATGGATTGTGCCGCAGGTCGCCGGGGCCGAAGCTGTGGCGGCAGTTCCAGCCGCACAGGCCCTCGCCGGAGCCATACCCTGTGGATTCCACGAAAAGCGGCAGGTCAGGCGTTCGGCCTGTCCGGCTGTAGAACTTGCCCTGCCACCAGAAGTGATTTCCGGGGTTTTGACCGCCGTCGCCGTAGCGTGCGCCGAGGTGCGCTGACACAAGCACAATGTCCCAGTCGCGTTCCTCCATACCCTGAACGGCCATATTGCCGGACGCCTGCGCGACGCCGGTACGAACGGCCCGCAGCACAGCGGTTTCGATGGTGTCAACGTGTCCGGTGGGATAGACGACCTGCGTTTGCGTGTCAACAATGCTGCTGACGGCCTCCTGTACGGCCTGCGTGTACGACGTCGCGCCGGACGCCACCTTGAAATGTGCGGTGTCCAGAGCTTTCAGCAGCCGTTGTTGGCTTGCGTGCGCGGTCGTGCGGGTAAAGTTGTGGACGGTGCCCGCCGTGCGCTGGTAGGTGTCCTCAAGCAGCCGGATCATGCTCTCAGACTGTGCAAGCTCAATGCCCGCAAGCCCGTGTTCAACATAGAAATTGCTGTCGTAGGCAAGGGCTTTGATACCGGCGTCCTCGAAGATGCGCTTGATCTCTGCGTCCGTCGCCTTCGTCCAGCGCTTGATTTCCCGCTGTACGGCGTCCAAATGGCCGCCTGCGGCTTGATAAACCTCAAGCTGCCATTCATCCGAGGCGGTGAGAAAAACGCCCTCACCGCGCCCTAACCGTGCCATAACTCGCCGGATAAGGTCGCTGGTGATCCACACGTTCAACTCGTCGATTTGCGGGTACAAGGTTTCGATGATATCCAGAATCTGCTGAGGGGTCAGCATTTATGCCGCCTCCTATTCTGCGCCGAAAAGCTGGGCTTTCTCAATCTGCGCCGCGTCAGCCTCTGCGGTCATAGCCTTTGCTTCTTCCTCGCTCATGCCCTCGAACTTTACGAAGTACATCCACTTCGGGACCCAGCCCTGCATGACGTAGGCGCGCCACGAGGCTTTGTCCTCCTCATAGTTGTAGGTCACGTCTCCGAAGTTGAAATTGACCTCATATTCGCCCAGCGGCGCGAGGTTGTAGAGCGTGACCAGCGCGTCAGCACCTGCCAGCGCCTGCGTGATGGCGTCCTTGAGCGCGTCGCGGTCGGTCTTGATCGTCTGGATGGTATCGCGGTCGTCAGCCTCGACCTGCGTTGCGGTAATCATACCGGTCTGGCCGTCAAGCACAAATACACCTTCAGAAAAGCCGCATTTGACACCGGCCATAGACAGGTCGAAGTTGATGTCCTTGATTCGCGCGTCGGTCAACAGCGTCGGCGCGTGCTCATGGATCGCATTGGTTTCCGTGTCGTTGAGGCCCATGCCAAGGCCCTTCACGAAACGTGGCAGCTCGACGTTGCGGTTCTGCGCGTTCTGAATGAGCTGCTGCCCGACGAAGGTAATGTGCTTGCTGTCCTCTATCTCCGTATTCTTGCGGCTGACGGCAATGTCGATGGCCTTCAGCTCCGCAATGGCGTTGGCGAACACGGAAAGCCCCAGCGGGGACGACGGGTCAACGGTGTTCGCGCCGGGAACGCGATAGTAGCCGAACAGCGGCGTTTCAAGGTTGGTAATGGTAACTTCGGGGGCCAGATGCGCCCATGCGTCAACCTTGTCAAGCGCCACCTCCTCACCAAGGGTGACTTCGCCCTTCGTGCTGAGCCGGTTTTCAAACGCCTTGTTCGTGATCTTGTAGAGCTTGCCGCCCTCTGCGGTGCTGCCCTCGAAGCGATGGTATTCGAGCCGTGTGAAATGGCGGCTGCCCTGCGCGGTATGCGCCGCGAAGATCGCACCGACGATTTCGCCGTTGTCGTCCTTTGCGGTAATGCCGAAGTTGCCGGGCAGGATGAAGTCCCATGTCTCGCCGTTCCACTTGAGCATGATGCCGCCCAGCCGCTCAGCCTCTGATACACGGTCTGGCAAGCGCTTGAGCAGGTCGTCGGCCAGCCCCTGCAAATAGTCGGCACGGGGCGAGCCGGAAATAGCAATACCAATGTCCAGCGTCACCAGCTTTGCGCGGGTGTCGCTGATGTGTTTTGCCATGTTGATAGTCCCGATTTCATCCTCGGCGTTCAGCCAAGGCGGCTTGCCGGTAGAAATGCGGTCCCAGTTTGTAAGGGCGCTGGACATTTCCGGCGAGGAAATGAGTTCAACGCCAAATGCTTTCGCAATATCGGTCCCGCTATGAATAAAAAGCATTTTGATCCTCCTTAGCAGGCGCGTAAAAAAATTCATTTCGTCACCGCCTTAAACTATCCATTTCAGTTCATTCCGCAGGGCAGTCCGGCAGAAATATCTGAGCTGGTCCATGCTATGGTCGTTTTCCTTGATAACTGCGTCTTCGGCCTTTTCCTCGTCCCACGAGTAGGTTTCAAACTCCTCGAAGGTGCTCTTGCAGCTCTTGTGGAAATACAGGCACCCGGCGTTCAAGAACTTTGTAACGTCCTGAATGCCGTTCAAAACATCGTTGTCGGCCTTTACGACCATGAATTTACCGTATTTTTGTATCGTCTCGATCATGGACGACGCGGACGGGTCAATGATGATGTACTGGATCGGATAGTCCCCGATCAGGTCGCACAGCATCTTGTAATATGCCTCGTTGTCCACGCGGTTGTTGCTGCCGCCTTTGTAATACAGCTCCCTAATCATGACGGCCTTTTGTTCCGAGGGGCTATAGTCGTACAGGCCAGCGGCAAACGGATTGACGGTGCCGTAGTCCACGGACACGTAGTAGCGGTGCCGTGGATTGAGCGCCGGGACCTTCGGAACGATATGCGCCGAGCGGTCGAACATGGGGTAGACAAGGCCCTCGGCCTTTACCCACAGGCCGAGAATATATCGACGATAAAAAACGCCGGTGTACATTCCCTCATATCTGGCCTTGATCTCCGGGGCAAGGCTCAGATTGTCGTTCATCGTGAAGTGCAGATACAGGATGTTCCGCTCTCGCGCTTTCTTGATCCATTCCACATAGAACCAGTGACCGGGGTTTTCGGGGTTGCAGTTGAACCAGAACTTAGAACCGGCCACGCTGCAACGGGCCATAGCCTGTTCCACGAAGGAACGGGGCATAAGGGCCACCTCGTCAAACAGCACGCCCGCAAGCGTGATGCCCTGCACCAGTGTGTAGCTTGATTCGTCCTTGCCGCCGAACATATAGTAGCTGTTGGTCACGCCGCCAGACGTGATAATCAGCTTGTTTTCACTGCGACGTTCAGTGATTGAGAAAATGCCCTCAAGCCACTGCGGCATGAGAGTTATAACGTTGCGGCGCAAGCTCTCAATGGTCTTGCCGCAGATAGCGAAGTTCTGACCGTTGAAGCGGCTCATGCTCCATAGGATAAAGCCGTCCGTCATGGAAACGGTCTTGCCGGAACGAATAGAGCCGTCACAGATGATGCCGTCACAGTCCATGAACTGCGGCTTATTCCACCACGTCAGCGTCAGAAGCTGCCGCTTGCTGAAGTTCTGGTAAATCATCCGTGTTCACGTCCTCCTTTGTGGCATTCTGGATAGCTTCAAGCAGATTGTTGTCCTTTGCGCTGCCGCCCAAGCCGGTTTCGCCGGTGATGTCCATATAGAGCTGGATCGCATAGGTGTTGCCCGCCTGCGCCGACCGCATAAGGGCGTCGGCCACAAGCATTTTTTGGGTCAGCACCTCAGACGGGATGCCCAGCTTTTTCAGGCGGTTCTGCTTGCGCTTATCGGTAATCGGGAGGCCGGAATACAGCTCAAGAAGGTCAGCCATCATTTGCCGCTCACGGCGTTTCTCCTGACTGGCTTTACCACCAGCAGAGCGGATAGCGTGAGCCTCTTCTTCGCTGCGTTCGGTCAGAGGAATGAGGTTCTTGTCTTGTGGTCTGCTCACGCTTCACACCTCCTATCAGTGGTTTTTCCTCCTTCGTCACTTCGCTTTCTGATAGCTGTACTTGTAACCGAATTTTTGCTGATTGGCTTTCAGCCACTTAGAAACGGCGTCGTTGTAGTCTTTGCCGCTGAGCTGAGCGCTGTTGACCGCCTTTACAAAGCCAGAAGCGTTGAAATGCGTGCCCTTCGTGAAGGTGTACACGCCCGCATACCGCACGGTATCGTCGCCGCGTCCGGTTTTGGTGCTGACGGCCACAATGCCGCGCCGGGTGCCGAGGGCGGTGTTGATAACGTCCTCCTTGCTGAAGGTCGGCCAGCCGTCGCGCGGGTGGTTATGAATGGCAATTTCTTTGCCGTTGCCGCTCAGCCCGGAAATGCTGCCCGCGTTGCCGTGACGGTATTTCGTAGCGAAGCCCTGTTCGTCCACGACCACGCCGTGTTCTTCCAGCGCGTCGCCGTGCGCGGCCACAAAGGCGCGTACCATGTCCTCATAGACACGGTTGGAGCCGATTTTGACGTTCATACGCGCGGGCAGGTCTGCGGTAGTTTCGTCCTTGCCGCTGCCGCCACCAGAGGACGGCCAGCCGCCGCTAAAACCGATGCCGGAACCGCCGCCGCGTCCGCCGTGCTCCACGGGGAAGGTGATCTCCGTCCATGCACTGATCCGCTGCTCAAGGGTCTTGCCGTCAATCTCAAAGTGCAAAGCCTCGTCAAGACTGTTGAAGGATGCAATGATCTTGCCGGTCGTCAAGCTGTACAGCTCAAGCGGATTGCGGAAAAGCACCACTTTGTCGGTCGCATAAACGCCGTTCAGGCGCTTGAATTCATGCTTGAATCTGTCAAGCTGCATATTGTCTCACCTCTTTTTGGGTATAAAAATACCGCCAGCGGAAAGCCGCTGACGGTTGAAGTCTTGTTCAGTTCACACGGATGACGGGTTTCGGGCCTTTGCCCTTGCCGCCTTCCGCTTTGGTGGGCTTTGCGTCATAAGGCGCGCCGGGACGCTTGCCGGTCTTGCCCTTCGCGGGCTGCGCGGGGGTCTTTTTTGCCATTATGGGCCTCCTATCTGACAACAGGCTCGTCGTCGCTCTGATTCATGTACTCCTTGAAGAACGCCTTCACGTCGTCGGGGGCGTCGTCTCTGATGCCGATGATCTCGTCCGTGTCCTCGTCGCGGATCACATAGCCCATCATAATCAGTTCAGGGTCATTTTCGTTTCTAATCTCACTCATGCTATCCTAACTCCCTTTTGAGAATTTTCCAAATTGCCTGAGACAGCGGCTTTGCGCGGCTGCCGTTGGCGCGATAGTCCGCGACGGCCTCAGCCATAGCCTCGGAACGGTTTTTAGTCGCATATCGGGAAATCTGCGCCACAAGCTGGTCATTTGTCAGCCCTTTTCCGGCTGCGGTCTTCTTCGCGGCTCTTGCGGCCTCGCTCACCACCTTCGTAGCGAAACGATGTTTGTTCCATGCGCTGATACGATCCATAGTCCCGTAATAGCCGGTCTGCGTGATGTTCTTGAACACCAACGCACTTTCCAGCAGATGCCCAATTTCGTGCGAGGCAATATGTACACTGCTTGTGCCGTCAGGATGCCATTTGACACGCACGTCGTTTTCGTAACTCTGATCCAGCTTTGCCTGATCGCCCATCATTTTGGGATTGAGCTGCAATTTGCCGGACAGAGAAGCAGAGGCGTAGGCATTGGAGCGGCTTTCACTGCCGTTCAGCTCATGGATGCCGATTGCCGCCTGCGGGAACTCCTTCAGTAGTCCTTCAAGCTCACCGGCTGCCGAGCGCAAAACGCCGAAATCGACCTTATCAGCGGACGAATGCACCGTCACGCTGTAATGGTCCTGCATATACTGTCGCAGCTCTCCGACGTCTTTTGTGTCAAGCGCGCTGCTGCCGCGCCCGGAACCGCCGCCACGTCCACCCATGTATTATACCACACTTTCTTTCGGTTTTGTAGTCCGCGCCTTAATCTGCTCCTGAAAAGCCGCCACATGAACGATAGGCCCGGAAATGCCTTCCGGCACAAGGCCATAAAAGTAAATCGTCGATGGGTTCAGACGGCGGAGCATTTCATCATAGCCGAGCCGGAAAAGCTCTGCGGCGCGCTTGTTAAGCTGCGTTCCAACACTGGAAACGGCCACAGCGCCACCCACAGGTTCACCGTCAAAGCACCACTCGAAGCTGCTTTCGTCGCTCCAAGAGATGGTCGGAATAACCGTGATCCCGTTGCCTTGCCAATACGCGCCGAGCCAATGCTTGCGGTAATGGTTCCAGATTTGAACGGCTTTCGGGAAGTCCGTATAGGTTGAAAAATCCGGCGTGCATACGGCCTTGAAGCGCCGCAGCATATCAAGATAGGCGTCGGGAGTCGTCCACAGGCGGTTGAACTGGTAGTCGTCCACGAAAAAGTGAACGGCTTTGTTCGCCGGGTCCTTGCAGCTTTTCGCATAGTTAAAGCCGATCCAGCTTTGAGGCGTGGCCGGAACTTCGGCCAAAATGCGCGGTATGTCAAAGGCTCCCGCGCCGATGAACTTCGCCCTATTCAGATTTTCGTAGTTCCTCTGATCGCGGTACATGGCGCGGGCCTCCTATCTGCAAAAATAGAATTCAAGACACAGGCGGTAAGGCCGGAGGCAGAACCGTGTACCGCCTCTCGCGTGTCTTGAATTCCATGCTATAGTTTACCACAGGTGCGGCGGACATTTTGGGACCACTTTAGTCACTGGTGCTTTGCAGATACCGGTATACGCGCTTTCTCACGCTCTCGTCCGTATTGCCACCCCCGACGTGCATAGCCGTCTGGTGCCAATTAAGCCCGTTGATAAAGCGCAAAGCGAATATCTGCCGGGTCAAACTGTCCGGTATACCGGATATGTACCGCTCAAGGCGGGTACGCTCATGGATGCACTGGATTTGCTTTGCTGCGATAATGGCCTTCAGGTCAACGATTTCCGCCACGCAGCGGGCCAGCGTATCACTATAGCCGGGCGCGTGGGGCATACCGTCGTACTTTGGAGACTTTGGGGATGTCGTCATAGCCTCCAATTCGTCAAGTCTGCGCTTGTCTTCCTCGATTTCACGGTTCAGCCAATAAAGCTGAGATAGTTCTTTGATAGTCATGCTGCGGCCTCCTTAGCCTTCTGAATTCTAACCTTCAGGGCTTCCAACAGGCTATCCTGTGCATTGGCTTTGCCGCCCAGAGATTTAATAACGTCTTCATCCGTGCCGCCCAGCACCACCAGATGGTGGACTATGACGGGGTACGGCTGCCCCTGCCGGTGCAGGCGCTTATTGGTCTGCTGGTACAGCTCCAAACTGTCGTTCAGGCCAAACCAGATGATGTGATGGCCGCCCTCTTGCAGGTTGAGGCCGTAGCCACAGGACGCGGGCTGCATCAACAGCAGGTCAATGTTGCCAGCGTTCCAGTCGTCTTCTTCCGCTTTGCCCTCGTACACTCTCACCCGCAAGTGTGTAGCTTCCAGCGCCTGCAACAGCCGGTCGCGGTCGTGCTTGAAATTGTAGCAGATAATCGCGTGCTGCCCGGAAAGCTGCTCCACAGTCTCAAGCAGCGCCTCGATCTTGCAGTCATGCACGGTGATGACGTTCCCGTCCTCGTCGTACACAGCGCCGTTACAGAGCTGTAGGAGCTTGCCGCGCAGAGTGGCGGCAGAGCCAGCCGTGATGACTGTTTCGTCCACCTGAAGCAGCGTGTCCCGCTCCAAGCGGTCGTAAGCCTTCTGCGCTGCGGCGTCCAGCTTGACGGGGATGTCCTCATAGATCAGTTCCGGCAGGTCGAGGTAGTCTTCCGATTTCATGCTGATGCAGATGTCAGAGATACGGCGGTAAATTTCGTCCGCCGCGCCCAGCTTTGGCGCATAGGAGAAGATCGTCGTGCGGCTGCGCTTGTCCGGCACAAAGTATGCGTCGCGGTATGACGTGATGGTACGGCCCAGCCGCTGCCCACAGTCCAGCAGATACACCTGCGCCCACAGGTCCATAAGGCTGCGGGGATTCGGCGTGCCGGTCAGCTCCACAATGCGGTTGATCCGAGAGCGCACCAGCTTCAGCGCCTTGAAGCGCTTTGCCTGATGATTTTTGAAGCTGCTGCTTTCGTCGATGACCACCATATCGAACGGCCAGCTGTGCCCGTAATAGCCCACCAGCCACTGCACATTCTCGCGGTTGATAAGATAAACGTCCGCCGTTTGGGCCAGTGCTGCGGTACGCTGCCCCACAGAGCCGAGGACGTGTACCAGCCGGAGGCAGGAGAGGTGGGACCACTTTGCAGCTTCTTTGTCCCACGTGCTTTCAGCTACCTTCTTCGGAGCAATGACAAGCACCTTCCGCACTGCCCAATATTCATACTTCAGCCGCTTGATCGCAGTCAGCGTGATAGCCGTTTTGCCGAGGCCCATGTCCAAGAAAAGCCCCAATGCCGGATCACGAATAATTCGATCAATGCAATACTGCTGATAGTTATGCGGGCAAAAATCCTTCATCCCTCAGTACCTCCCTGCATCGTGCAAGCACGGCTTCGATTTTCTCCTCGCTATCGACCGCCGAAAAAACTTCAAAGCCCAATGCGCGCAACAGCCCTTGCACATAAAGCTGCCGCTTGCGTTCCGTTTTCCCCGGCTTCTTCATCTCTACAAAAATCACCTTTGCGCCGGGAAGCAGGATGATCCTGTCAGGAACACCGGAGAAACCGGGGCTTTCAAACTTCAGACACCGGACGCCATTGCCCAGCTTCTGGACGCCGGTTCTCAGCTTATTTTCGTAATAGGATTCAAGCATTCAATAGTTCCTCCTGTTACAGTTGAGGATAAAATCCTATAATTCCCCGTGCGTATAGGCGCTATGGCGTATAACACCCGTGCGCCCTTTATTACAAGTATTCAATAGGAAAAGTATGTAACATTGTAACACCAAGCCAAAAAGCCTTTGAAATGCAGGCTTTTCGGGGTTACAAATGGTGTTACAATAAGGGTTACACCCCAAATTTCTGTAACGGCATAGGTGTTACAGCTTCGACGCCGTTTCCGCTTGTAACACCCCCGTTTGTAACACCTATGCCGTTACCGGCAACGGACACGGGCAAAGCCGCGCTGCTGACCGTATGGGCCAAAACGGAGAGGATTATTGTTCCGCTTCCAGCCGTCCATCTTTGCCAGAATGGCGTTGATTTCCCGCGTGTCAGCGGGCTTCATGTCACGGATATTTCCGTTCAGACGCTCACACCAGATTTCCACAGCGGAAATACGGTCACGGTCCACAAGCTCAAGCTCCTGCCCATCCGGCGTCCGTGTAGCTCCGCACCAGTAGTCCCGCCGCCTGTCAAGCGGCCATTTCGCCCAGTCCACCGGCACCCGCTTTTCGACGAACTCCTCGATCATGCCCTCACGGACGGACACCTCGCGGTGTTCCTCCTGCTTGATCTTCGCCTCCTGCTCCACGTCACCGGAGAGGTACAGCGATTCGCCCGCCTGCCAGCGGGCCTTTGCCTCCGCCCATAGTTGGTCAATAACGTCGTCGGTCAGATCACGCCACACGGTTTTGGTGTGCGACTGCTCGCCCACGTCCACGGGCCAGAAACGCCGGTTGCCGGTCGTGTCCTGAAGGAAGTCCGTCGTATTGGTGGAGCCAAAGAACACGCACTGCCGGGGCAGCTCCGAGACGTGACGGCCATACGCTGCGCGGTAGCGGTCAGCACGCAGGGAGAGGAACTGCTTGATGCGGGCGACGTCGGTCTTGCGGAATGCGTCCAGCTCTGACACCTCCACCAGCCACACGCCCTGAAGCAGCTCTGATGCGTCCTTGCCCTCGAAGGTGCGGATGGAATCATTGAACCAGCCACGGGACATTTTATCCAGAAGGGTACTTTTTCCGATGCCCTGCGGCCCGGCGAGGATGACCATGTTGTCGTACTTATAGCCGGGGGTCATGGCACGGGTAACGGCTGCGGTGAAGCTCTTGCGGCACACAGCGCGGTTATAGGCGGTGTCTTTGGCACCGAGGTAGTCAATGAACAGCGTGTCCAGCCGGGGCACGCCGTCCCATGTCAGGCGCTCGATATACTCGCGCACCTCATTGAAGGCGTGCTGCGAGGCGTGGATGTCAAGGGCGCTGTCAATGTTGCCGCGTCCGGAGATGCCCCAGAAGCGTTCCATGTACCAGTACAGGCCGTTGCTGTCGGTGTCGGACCACAGGCGGCGTTTTCCATCCTTTTTCCACGGCAGCGGCCCCAGCACCTCACCGCGCCCTGCGAACTGATTGAGCGCGAACTTGCCCCGCAGGAGCGGATCGCCGTCAAGGATAATAAGCACATTGTCGATGGTGCTCTTGATCTTGCCGTCCTGCGTCCGCTGCAACTTCTCAGCCCATGCGGTGTCGTCTTCCGGCGCGGGATCGTTGCCCATGCCCTCAAACTCCCGCATAGCCTGTTCGTGCTGTTCGCGGTTGAGTGTGGCGCATACGGTCTTGTCGGCCAGCGCCAGATCGCACATAGCCTTGTAGGACGGGAGCTTTGCAACGGGCGTTTCCAGCGAAGCGTTGTCGTCCTTATCCCCGAACTTGTGTAGCCGGATCAGGTCAAAGGCGTTGACCAGCCGCCCGCTGCACGGGTCCGTCGCGTGGTGGCTAAACAAGAACTTGCCGCCGTCATAGATGATCGCGCCGCCCGTGGTGGAACCGCCCAGATAGGTATAACGGTCGGGGTCGTTGTCCACGGCCTCATAGATGCCCGGCAGGTAGGCGTCCATAGCCGCCAGCACGTTATAGGTGCGGCAGAAGGCACCCACAAGACCCTGCTTTTCTTCGGGGTCGCCCTGCTTCATAGCCAGCTTCTGATAGCTGGTAGCACCGGGGACCACCGGCCAGCTCGTCAGGTCGTGCCAGTCGGCATATGTACCCAGCAGGGCGTCTGCGGAGATCAGCGGCGCATCTACGGCCTTGTAGACGAACTCACTGTCACAGCAGCAGGAAGGCCAGTACATGAGCCGGACTGTCTCAAAGGTGGTCGGATCGGCCATGCCGATGCCCACATGAGCAGCCACACGGCGCGCGCATGGCTCGTATTCGTCCGGGGTCATAGTCCGGTCAGTCGGGACGATAACGCGCAGACGCGGGCGCTCAGGCGTGTGCTTGCGTGTGCTGTAAATGCAGTAGCTGAAGCCCAGCTCGTCCATTTTGCCGATGATGGTTTCCGTCTGCCAGCCGGGGATATTATCAAAGTCAAGCGTGATGATGTCGCGCCCGGTCACGTTGTTTGCCTTGCGGCGCTGCCCCAGCAGAGAGCCGCCCACAAAGCCGCCGACGTCCTTCAGATCGTCCTGCTGTGATTTCTTCAGATGCAGATAATCTTGCAGGGTTTCGGTCCCACGGACCGGGGTAGACAGCCGTTTATAGAGTTCTTCGACGGTCAGCACCGTCTGTTTCCAGACCATATCACGGCGGTTGTTGCCTACGGATATGGTGATTTGTCTGTCATAGTTCATAATCAGGTACTCCTGTCCTCAGGATCACCCCCCCCCCGTCACCGGGGAAGGCGTCGCCTCCTTGTGTAGCTCCGCACCGCTCATTCCCGCGCTTCTCCCGTGATCCGGTCAGACAGACGGACCAGCTTTCCCGCGCGGATGCGGTCCACCAGAGCACGGTTGCGGAAAATGACCTTGAGCTGTTCCAGCATGATTTCCACGTCGGCGATCTCCTCGGCCAGTGCCTTAGCGTTATCCGCGCCGCGAAGATTCTTCGACAGCTCCTTGGTCAGCTCTGACATTTCCTCCATAGCCATCACAAGCTGCGATTGCTTGCCGTAGGCCCTGACGGCCTCGGCGTAGGTGTCGCACTGGACGGGTGCCACAATCGCGCTCAGACGCTCCTGAAGCTCCTTGTTCTTGCACTCGCAATAGCAGATTTTGTCCCGTGCCTGCCTGAGTTCGGCTTCAAGCTCGGCCTTTGTCATGTCACTCATTTGAACACCCTCCCGGTCTTGACATCTTTGATTTCAATGCGGCTGACAAGCTCAAAGCCGCAGTTACGGATGATGAATTTAAGGACCTTCACGAGGTCGCTCACGCGGCCATCCAGCGCGTTTTCTTCACGGACGATAGATTTCACGCCCTCATACGCTGTGGGGTCGTAGTAGCCCTCGCTGTTCCTCTTGGGGTAGTTTGCCATACAGCCCTCCTAACAATCGACTTCGATCACAGCGGTCGGGAATTTGTCGCAGTTGTCCGCAATCTGCCTGAGAAATTCCGCTGTGGATTCCACCGTGCCCCAGCAGTTGCCCGGCTCAAACTGCCGGTAGCGCTTCGGATGCAGACACAGCCGCGACGCGCCCTGCATGAGCACGGGGTACATATCGGCACAGCGCTTGCCGTTCCACTCAGAGGGATAGGAGCCGCACACCTCTTTAATCATGGCGGCGGTGTTGGACGTGTGGTTAATCCAGTCGTCACCGACGTACACCCACTGATCCGCGCCCTCAAGTTTGGCCTTGAAACTTACGTCATAGCTCATTGTGTAGCCTCCTTCTTAGTCACCGGCCTTGAAGTTGTACACAGGCTTAATGATCTGCAACACAGTAACGGTGTCAGATATGCAGCTCAAGATTTCGTCCATAGGCTTGTATGCCTGCGGCGCTTCATCCAGAGTGTTCCGGCAAACAGAGGTCGTGTAAATGCCCTCCATTGCGGCCCGGTAGTCCTCCATAGGAATTGACGCTTTTGCTTTGGCGCGGCTCATAAGGCGGCCCGCGCCGTGCGGTGCCGATTCATTCCAGTCTGAATTTCCAAGGCCCCGGCCAATGATACAGCCGTCTTTCATGTTAATGGGTATCAACACGATCTTACCAGCGGCCGCACAGATAGCCCCTTTACGGACCATACCCCACTCGTCGATATAGTTGTGGACCGTTTCAAAGCGGTCAAACGGCAACCAGCCCATGCGCTGCATAATAACCTGACTGATCCGGCTACGATTGAACCGGGCAAACTGCTGGCAAATTCGCATATCGTGCAAATAGCGCTCCCGGTCCTCGCCCTCAACATAACAGAGGTCGCGCGGGATTGTGCTTTTAACTTTCAGCCGAGACAGCTTTTCGGAAATTTCGCTTTCCCGGCCTTCGGCTTTCAGGCGTTCGATCAAGGCCGCCCGTTCACCCTTTGCAGAGTGGAGCGTTTTAACGGCAATGTCCTGATAGATTTCTGCAACCTGCTTGCCTAAGTTCCGGCTGCCGGTGTGGATTATCAGATATTTGTTGCCGTCCTCACCGGCGTCAATTTCGATAAAATGATTGCCACCGCCCAGCGTACCAACGGAATTGTGTAACCACTCCACGTTACGCAGGCGATCCCGGCAATACAGGTCGTCGAGAAGGGTAAAATAACCGGCGTTCTGATGGACCGCCATCCCGGAGGGGATGTACTTACGGATCACGTCATCGAGCTTTGCATAGTCAATCTCAATGGGGCCGAGGTTGACGGTCAGCATACCGCACCCAATATCAACACCGACGATATTCGGAATCACCTTGTCGCCTAAATTGGCGGTGAAGCCAATAACACAGCCCGCGCCAGCGTGGACGTCAGGCATAATGCGTACTTTGCAATCCTCAAAGGGCTTTTGTGCAAGCAGCAGATCAATTTGGGCTTGTGCCTGCGGCTCAATAGTTTTTGCAAAGATTTTCAGGTCTTTCATTGTGTAGCATCCTTCCAAGCGTTCCATGCCGCGACGTCAACGCCGATTTCTTGCAGCTTGCGATCCGCAAGCCACGCGCCGTCGTCGGGCATTTCATAGTAGTTGACCAGATCATCGTGGATGACCGTAAACTGTTCCCACGCGCGCCGGAGCCGCTTTTTCCCGAAGCCGAGGTGCTTGTGCAGGAAATAAAGGATCATGGCGTCAACATTGTTCAGGTATTTACGGTCAGCCTCCACGATTTGCCGGTTGATCTCAATGTTCATGGCGCGCCGCTCTTTGGCGGTCAGATCAGCGCCGTAGACTGTGCCCTTGTACTGCTTAACTCTCATGGCGTCCGACCTCAGCGGGCGCAAACACATCCGGGTTATCGACAATGACCGAATGGAGCGCGTTCGCCAGCTCGTCCACACGCTTTTCGTCGTGGTCGCGGTAGCCGAGGCCGAAATAAATCGCATGGACCATTTCGTGGATGAAATCGGCTTCCATTTTGGCCGCGGCCTGCGGGCTGATGCGGATAATCAGGTCGCCGTAGAGAATTTCCGCCGATACATTGTTGATACCGAGATCCATTTTGCTGGTGATCTCGACGGTGTAGGTCTTGCCGCCGATCTTGATCTTTTCAGGTATTTTCATCGAATTCACCTCGTTCTGTGGTTTTCCGATTGATCCGCGCCGCAGTTTTGCGGTATTTCTGCGGCAGCGGAAAAATCGTTATAAGGGTTTCGCCGTGGAAGATATAAACGTTGTTGCAGTAGATACGGACGTTGTTTGCCGTCTCGTGCTTCCAGTACAGCGCCGATATGTACCGGTTCAGGCTGCCGCTGGTGTCGCTGTGCCGGATGCCGTACCGCAGCGCATTTTCAGCGTTCTTGTGGGAGAGCTTCTTCGGCAGGCCGAGACGTTCCTTCGTTCTCCGCGCTGCGTGGTTGGTAACGCGGGTCATTTCCGCAGGAGGGCCACAAAGACGGCAATAATGCCGATCAATGCGACCACTGCGACGCTGATCCAGAGCGGAGACAGCACCCACCACCACGACCAAGCAATAACGTGTGTCAGCTTGAGTGTGATAAACACGATGGTCAGCAGACCGACGAAGCCGATTCCGCCGCCACCACTATTTTTCTTATCCATGTATTTCATTCCTCCTCGCAAATGCGGATCAGGTTGTGAATGCCTCTCTGGGTGTAGCCGAGGATTTTTCCGGTGCCTGCCCAGAACTGGACCAATGCGTCGTCGGATTTACGGCGGCAGTGGAAATGGCCTGTAGCATCGTTCTTCAGGACATATTCGATGTTGTGGGCCTCAAGCTGCCGGATCGCATACTCGATACGGTCGGGATTTTTTGCTACCCGCTCCTTGTGATTCTGCCGGGCGTGCTCCTTGAGAGCGTCCCAGCATTCATCTCTCGCCATACGGATTACCTCCCAAACAGTTGGGGCAGACCTGCCGCCCCTCAGGGATTTCAGCGCCGCATGAAATACAGGTGTTGACGGGCGGGGCCTTCGGCGTCTCCGTGGCAATCTCACCGGCGCAGGCGGCGTAACCGGCCAAGTCAACAAAGCTGTCACCCTTGACGCCGGTCTTGATGCGGGCCACCTTCAGGAGTACCAGCATCATAGCAACGTCTTTCGCGCTGTAGTGCATTCCGGTGTACGCCTCCCACAGCTTGCCGATAAGGGCAAAGTTGTTTTCGGGCCTGCCGTACTCGCGCTCACGCTCTCCGCAGACGCATTTACGCGCCTGTTCAAGAATTTCAGCTCGTTTCATGGTCAGCCTCCTTCGGAAGAATGTCGTCAAAGCAGACGGGAACGATCTGCTGCAACTCACGCAGCAGTGGTGTAGCTATCTCCCGAATCTGCGGATGCGCGCCAGTTGAGGTGTGGAGCCGCAGGAAGTGACGCCACTCGCGGATATTGGCCGTCATAACGACCTCCGTTTTGAGGCTGTTCGGGAGCACTGCGCGGGCCTCCTGCGGGGACAGGCCCCAATTCAGAAGGTTGAAGTAGGCTGTTTCAGCGCGGCGGCAAGCCTCTTTCCACTCGTCGTAGGCGAAGGTGTCCTTGTTCAGGTAACACGGCTCAATGACTGTGATCTCGCTGCCGAACTGATCCTTGCCGTAGTTGCAGTAGCGGGTGCTCTCCTGACAATAAGAGGCCAGTCGGTGTCTGACGATTTCATGGCTGACGCCACGGTCGCAAATGAATTTCACGGTAAAGCTGCAATGCTCTAAGACGGTCTCATGACCGCGCTTGATGATACCGGCAACGAACTTCGGGGCGCTGTCGTCCGTGATCTTGCCCTCGGATTTGTAGCAGACGCGCCCGCACTCCTCAAGACGCTTCAGGATCACGCCGCCGTTGATAGGCGTGATGAACTCAAAGCCGGGCTTAATAATCTTCATCGTCGTCCTCCGTTTCGTCGTCTCCGGTTGCGGCCTCGTACTGGTCGTATGTAATGGCTCTGACGCACTCGACGGGAACGCCGAGCAGGTCAGCAGTGCTCTTGCGCTGGGCATAAAGGAAGCCTTCGCACTGAACCGAATTGTTGATGATGCCCACAAGCTGGTCGGCAGCTTTCGCGTGCTTCAGCGCAACGCTTGTGTAGCCGACGCTCCCAGCGCCGCCGAACACTTCTGCGTCCTTGACCTCAAAATGGCAGGTCAACGTAATATCAACCAGACCGATGTTAGCGTTTTGCATAGGGTTTCCCTCCGTTATTGATGTGTTCCTCATAGCTGTAGCGGATGCAGTAAAGCGCCACATAGAGGATGACAAGCAGATAACCGGCATAAAGGAACAGCCAGTACCACGAATAGAACATGGACAGGACCACAGGGACGGCCTGAGTGCCGATTACTGCACCGGCGATAAAAAGGATCAGAGCCACCACAGCGGCGGTTTTAATCAGCTTTTCGCATTTCATAATGAGTTGCCTCCGTAGATTTTGTGTTATTGTATTTTGGGAGGCCCCACGACCGGGGGCCGGATTTCAAAGGGAAATCAGATTAAACAGAAGCCGAACGCCACCCCGTAGGAGTAGGACGCG